GAAAACAGCCCCATCCGTATTAAAGTCAAAACGGTACGCAACTTTCCAGTTGACCGGATATTTGTTATTTACATCTTTCGGAACTATTTTGGTAAGGGATGCCCCATGCCAGGAATTGCCACTTCCATAGTCCTTTGTCGTCGCATAGCCTTCATTTGTACTCTCTTTTACATATTTAACAACACCATTCTGCAACCGCTCAGATGTAACCGGTGGGGTGATCCCCTGGTTTACTAACCACCCTTTATCTTCATATAAGTGGTCATCAAACAGCTTCACTGATTCCTCATAATGCTTTCCGTCTACCTCTTCCGGTTTCCCGATCTGGTAGAACCGGTCTCCCAGGGTAAACGCGATGTAGCCGTTATCTGACTTCATGCTGGCTTTGATGTTGATAGGAACCGACTTCGAACCATTATTTTGCAGTGTAATTTGCGTGGATCCGCTGTTTTCCGATTTCTTTTCTGCTACGCTATATTTATAAGGATCCGCACAATATATTGTATAACTTCCTGTCGTGCTAAGACGCCCCGGTTCCGGAGCGTCAAAGCTTGTCTTTGTACCAATAAAATATTTATCATCCTCATCAGCGAAAATAATCTTCATTTCCTCTTGGTCAAGGATCCTGCACAGCTCATTGAATTTATTACGGAAATCCTCTGGTGAACTGCTGAGAATCTGATAATGAACCGTGATCTCTCTGGGAGTATCTCGCTTATATTGGTATCTGGTTCCATTTTGGCTTCCAATCTGAATCTCCGTCACTTCGGATTCCAGCATCTCCCTGCCTTCTGTATATAAAGTACGGTAGCCCGGAAGATGGTCTTCAATATACTCTCCGTTCACGTTAATTGCCTCGGAGGGAAGGCCGTTTCCTGTTTGTGATTCTGTGATGTCTATAAAATCGTACATATGCCCTCCTTATCTGATTCCGTGTTTCCGGTTATTCTGCTTTTCCAGTTTTTCTAGCTCTTTTTGCGTATATACAGCGGTAGACTTTGCAACCTGTTTTCCGTCAAGTTCGGATATAACATAGATGGTATATGTATGATTTGGTTCTCCATACTCGTAGTCATCATTCAAAGTCAGGCCGTTAGTGCCTGCCAGAGATAAAGCTGGAGTGCCCATCTTCGGCATATACAAAAGCTCCGTAATAGCATTTCTTGTATCTTTGACTTTACTTAAGATTCCTAGCACCCATCCTTCTCCCCAGTAAGCACCATCTTTTTTTGATACTTTAGAAGGACTGTGAATTCTGGCTTTTGCCCGGATTGCCGCATCCGCCGCCGCTGCCAACTGCGCCGCTACACTACGCACTGTTCCAAGCATCGAACGCATACCATTTGCAAGTCCCTGTCCGATATAGCGACCACTGGAATACGATGAATTTCCTGCTGATCGTAAAGCAGATGAAATCGAACTTGATATGCTTCTCGCTGATGAAATCGCCTGATTTCCACCAGACCGAATTCCTGAATTGAATTGGTTCATTGCGTTATTAACAGTAGATGGCAATTTGTTTAGTCCAGATTTTACTCCATCATTAATATTATTTCCGATGTTTCGTCCTGCTGTTTTTGCCTTACTTTCTGCGTTGGAAAAGGACTTGATAAAAGAATTAATCGCTGATTTTGCTTTACTTCCCAACGCATCCAGTCCCTCGTTTACGATATTCAACGAACTCTTCATACTTGAAATCGAACTTTTAGCTGACTTCGCATTTTTCGCAATGGACTTCATGGATGAGTTGACTGCTTTCAGTGCAACAGACATTGCAGCAACCCCGACCGCTGCCGCCGTCATTCCAAGACCAAAGGCCGCAATTCCAACGGTTCCAGCCGCTGCCGCTACTCCAAGCGCAACAACCGACGTACTAAGTAAAAGTATTACTGCGCTTAGCGCTGTTGCAGCCGCCAGCATTGCTGTTAATGAGGCAACACTGGTCATAGCCCCTGTTGCGACCAACGGAAGTGCGGCACCTAGAATTGTTGCAGACGTAGCAACTAAAGTAAGTCCCGCACCAAGCAATGTCGCACCTGCTGCTAAAGCAAGTACCCCGGCTGAGACCACTACTACCGCCGCTCCAACCACTGTAAGGCCTGCACCTACTGCCACAAGCCCAACTCCTAACGCAACACTTGCAACACCAGCCGCAGCCGCACCTACTGAAAATGCCACCATAGCAGCACTAAGAGCTGCTATGGAAACCGCGCCCTGCGTTCCGTACTGTACAACTGTCGGAAGAACTGATGCTACAACTGCCAGTGCTGTACTCGCCAGCAATGCGCCTGTTCCAACAAGTGCGATTGCCGCACCAAAAGCAACAAATCCAACTGCTCCAGCCGTCAAGGATGGCCCTAACGCAGCCGCTCCTACTGCAAGTCCTGCAATAGCCGCAACCATCCCAACCATTACAGCAATCGCCAAAGGTCCTGCATTTGCCAAACTGATTGCAGAATTTGATAGTAATGAAAATCCTACACTTATCAATGCAAATCCAGCTCCAAGAGCAACAAACGACGCTGCAGAAGCCAGTATTTTTTGAGCGCTTAATGCACTCATATCTCCCACTGTTTTTTGAGATGTCCCAAGTCCAAGAAGTTTACTTGCCAATCCACTGATTCCCTGCGCTGCCAGTCCGGCCACAGCTTTTGTAAATCCGGCCATTCCAGGAGCAACGGCGCTTACTATCTTAAATCCTTTATATGCAACCAGTAACTTAGGTAGCTGTGTGATTAATTTTGCAATAATATCTGAATGCTCTTCTAAAAATCCAGCAAATGTAGTAAGTGCTCCTTTTGCTGAATTAATAACGTCAGAAAAATTTTGAATACTTTCTGTACTTCCAAATGCACCTGTCAGTTTTCCAAGCTCAGATGTAATAGAGGAAAGAGCATCTCCAAATGCTGATCCGACTTCACTTGCAGCGCTTGACAATACGTCCCAGTATGGCTTAATTTTATCCAAACCAGAAGTTAATTTTGCCGCAATTTTCTCTCCATCCAGTTCTCCAACTTTATCTACCAGCTTACTTATTGCTTTAATTCCAACGGCAGATAGCGTATCAAATGCAGGCTGAAGTTTGTTCGCCGCAGTTTCCGAAAGCCCATCCATTGCCTGACCCACTGTTTTATACTCGGTAGCAAGCTTGGTAAATGCGTCATTCGTTCCCACTGCTGATATCGCATCAAAAAAATCCTCGGTAGCCAATTTCCCGTTTTGTACATCTTTTATCAAAGACTGAGTAGACTTTCCCATTTGTTTTGCAACCGCTGAAATTCCAGCCGGGGTTTGTTCCAACATTAACTTGAAATCTTCCCAAGCTACAGTAGGTTTTGCCGCCATTTGTGTCGCCTGCTGGGAAAGCGTCTTCATAGCTTGAGTTGGGTTTTCTGCCGCTGCTGCCAGTCCTCCAAATCCTTTTACCAACTTTGTTGTATTCTTGGTTCCAACAGCTTCAAGCTGGGCAAATGTCGATGCCATATCCGATGAACTATAGATTGTAGCTTCCGCAAAGTCCTGAAGTTCCCCTTTTATGGATTTAATTTCGGCCGCTGTGTGTCCGTTCATTTCCATGTTGCCTTGAAAGGTTTTCCAAGCAGCTCCAGCACTATTTAGATCTCCAATTAAACCACTTACTCCACTGCTAACAACATCAAATGCTTTCTGTCCGGCAGCCATCATAACGCCGAATCCAATTCCGCTAGAAACCGTAGATTTTAAACTACCAATGCTTTCTCTGGCAGACCGCATTGCGGCAGAAAATCCTTTATCGGAGGCACTCAATATTGCTTTTACAGAAAATGTCTCTGCCATTTAGCGACCTCCTTTTCTTTTCAAAAAATCCCTTATACGATCAGCACCTTTTTCTCGTTCTTCCACACGTTGGATTTCTTTTTCATAATTGAAAAATTTAGAAAACCGCTTATATACCGGTTTTGTCTTTCCTTTACCAGCAGATCTTTGGGCCTGAACCGCAAAATTTAAAAATGCAAGTAAATGTAAATAATAATTGCGATCAACTGTTTTATATTCATAAGCTTTCACCAACATTTTGTATTCTGGAATCGTTAGCTTATCAACTTCGATTAGATTTTTAAAATCGAAATATCTAAAACAGTCAATCGCAATTTGTTCATAATCAATGCTACGAATGATTACTTCATCATATCTTCTACCGCTTTCAGCGTCTTCTCGGTAATGCACTTCGTAGCATTGGAACTCTTTAAAAAACCCATCACCTCTTCAAACAGATCATCAATATCTGTGTCCGGATCATCAATGAATTCTTCAATTAAAGCTTCTGTAAGACGTGGATTCTGCCCTTTATTTCCATAATAAAGAATCGTACAAATTGATTTCGGGTTTCCATCAATCAATCCACCGATAGCATACCGAAGTCCTGCATCTTCCACCTTCCCGTTTTCAGATTTAATCTGCACTGTTTTGTCGATATCTTTCAAGAATCCCATCCCAAAATTAAACTGATATACTTGTCCTTTAATCGTTAATTCTTTCATTTTATTATTCCTCCTGTACTGAATCTTTGAATAAATAGTTTGCTTCTTCCTGTTCCTCTGCGCTTACGGTAACTTCTCCACGTTTCCCAGATCCATTAATTCCAAATGTAAGAGAAATCTCCACATGCTCTTCTGCCGATGCCGTTTGTTCAAATTCAGTTATGTAACCTTGGAAATACATTCCTTTAAATTTATTTGATGAATATGTGGATCCCGGTTCATCAAGATTTGCTTCCCAAATCTCTATTAACTGGTCATTATCCATTGCATCTTCCAATTTTTTTACAATCTCGTCTCCTTTGGACAGAATCAGCGTAGTAGAAATTTCTACTTCTGCCGTACCAGGTGTCCGAATTGAACCGTCTTTTGTCGCCGTAGAATCCGCATCTTTACTTTTTGTTCGGCTATCTTCTGTTACAAATGGAATTCTTTTGCCTGCTGTAGTAGATGCCTCGGATGCGATTCTAAAAAGATATACAATTCTTTTTCCTTGAACCGCTTCGGCAAACGCCTGTAAGCTATAAAGAAATTTTTTCTTCATTTTCATTCCTCCATTTAATCAAAATAAAACTCCACGTTTAAAATCCCGTGGAGTAATGGTTGTGTTGTAGTTGTATCTGATAATATGCGTTGCTCTATATTTCGTACATCCCAATTAAAATTGGGGGTTCTTCTTATTGCTCTGCATATTCCTTTGATTTTGAGCAAAATTTGTGAAACATCTCCCCTTTTTTTTGGATTGTTGTTCCAAACATCAATCGTTTGGTATACGCTACCAAAAACGGCAGTTTTATTCCTGTCGTCAATTTGCTGATTATCTGCTAAATAAACAAATGGATATGGCGTATTATCAGGAGGGAGAAATCCATCATATACGTCATATCCATCTTCCTTTATCCTTTTAAATAATTCCGAAAAGATTTCTTGCTGTGGATCCATAATATTACCTCGTCAACTTATCCATATCTTTTCTAAATTGCACTTTCTGCTCATCGAAAGCAGGCTTTAGGTATGGCTGTGCTTGCATCTTTCTTGTTCCAAGTTCTACATAACCACCATAAAGTGTATGAGGCTCAACCTCTGCCGTCATTCCTTTGTCTTTTATCGCAAGCTCTATGCTTCTTTTTAATGTTCCAGTCGGTTTTACAAACTGTTTGCCTTTTCCTTTTACATATTCATAATGGCCTTTAAATTTTTCAGCATTTCTCTTTGCTTTTTTATTCATTTCCGATCCATTCAGTTTTACAGCATACTTTACGGCCTTCATATCCAGATTATTTTTAATTTTTAATTCTAAATCATCCAAACCAACTATTTTTATTTTTTTAGCCATTACTGCACCTCCGATACTACAAACGTATGCTTTATTCGGAGCTTTCGGCTACTGTCTACCGTATAGATGCGGTCTCCAACCCGTATGCGGTCGAATGGCTCTTTGTAGTGGTTCTGAAGCTGGATACAAAGGCTGCCCTGTCTGATTTCTCCGTAGATCAGACGCATAGTTTTTATGCTTGTATCCATAACCGAAGCATAACGCAAGGTTTCATCGACAGAATCTTCTCCATAATTTCCAGTATTCGGATCATATTCACCCGAAATAGTCTTTTGGAAATATACTGGTGTATCATACCTCATAAGAATCTCACCTTTCCCTTTGTCGCTTCTTTTTGAGCGTTCAGGTAGGATTGGATATCGTCCATATACGGCTCAAAATCGTTGCTTGCGAAAGAAAGGCTCTCTCCCTCAACTGAATGGGAAGAAAGCCCTTCTGATCCAATCCGGTTAAACCGCATGATGGAAACGTCCGTAACAATGTATTTCAGATCATCCGGCACATCCAGTCCACCTAAAAGTACTTTTAAACGCTTTGTAGTCGCCGCGATAATAATATTCAGCCTCGTATCCATCGTTTTATCATCCTCTGCGATTCCAAGAAGTTCTTTTACGTCCTCCAACATGCGTCCACCTCCTTAAGCCCATGTGACGTTTTTAAAATTAAAAGTGACAACAGGCGAATCATCTACTTCTACGGTAAAGGTATCTCCTCTGGAAACTCGCAGAATAATTTCCGGGTCAAACGCCATATCTTCTTTCCCTTCTCCTGCCACTCCATTCTTTTTCAGTGTCATTGTCGTTCCGGTCTTAGTAAGCTTAAACGGGAAATAATACCCGCTCTGCTCTTCTTTTTTACTGGAAAACTGTGTATATCCCGTTACTTTCTTAATGGTTCCTACTACGGATCCATCCGCAAGGACTTTCAAATCATTTCCAACTAATGAAGATACTCGCTTACCTAATAAGCTCTGACCGCCGGAATAAAGTATCATAATGTCAGAGCTAATTATTCCCCCGCAATGGTTCCTTTGAATACACCGTCTGCAAATTCCGGGAAGAATTTGACACAAGACATAATCAAAGTATCTACCGTTGCCGTAGAAGTAGCTGTGGAATGTGTCATACCGATCAATCCTGTCTCATCTGCGGTAAGGTTAAACGTACGGGCTACATCACCGGACATCGGGACATAGGCGCCTCTGATGTTTTCTTTCGCTGTTGCGATCGGCTGATTTGCTGTTACCTGTGGGGAAACAATCGCTGTACCAAGTCCAAGGAAGTTTTCAATATAAGTAAATCCAAAGGCAGTCTGCATTGTGATCTGTGCTGTACCAAGATAGTCCGCTACGTCCTGCTGATTAATGAAGAAGATCGGGGTTACATCCTCATCTTCATAATATTCCTGAAGTTTCGCCCAAAGGTTTGCAAGGACGATCTGTAAACTTGCCCCGCTTGCTGATCCAGTACCGGCTTTCAGCATGGTGTAAAGGGATGTTTTAACCGCTTTCTGCACCTTTTTGATGAGCTGATCGTCACTCTCATTAACTGCGATCGTACGTCCAACCTTCTGGATCGCTTCTGCGGTGGTAACTCTCCTGTATTTGTCCAGATCAAGAGTAATTGTCTGACCCAAAGCTCTTTTTACCTTTGTCGGTGTAATTACTTCTCCTTCTCCTACCTGCGATGCTAATTCCTCTACCGTCCATTTGTAAACCTTAATATCTGTTCCGGCAGACATCGGAATCAGGTTTGTAACACCGAGAAGATCCCTCAATTCTCTGATGTTCTGAGAAATTCGACTAGTAAAATCGATAGAAATGGCAGGCTCAAGGTCTGTAGATAAGCTTGCCCCTGTCTCTGCTGCAAATAACTGCAAATCATAAAGTTTCTTTTTCATGTAATCTTTTCATCCTTTCTTTATTTCTGGAACAAGTCCATGTGTTCGTTGATTAATTTCTGGCGTTCCAGTGGATCTTTCACTTTCATAATCTGTTCTTTCGTGATCGATTCCGGTTCCGATGTTTTCTTCGGTGGATTTCCTTTCAGTGCATCTTTCACAGCCTTTTCTACCGCAGACTGGAATGCTGTAATGAAGGAATCAACAGAGCTTTTTGTCTTTTCTGCATCGTCTGAAATCAGCATTTCAATAAGGTCATCGCTCACAGAGATATTCTTTTCTCCGAGCATCCCACGGGCTACTGTTGCCATCTTTCCGAGCGCGTCTTTCCGGAGCAGCTCCTGAACCTGTTTTTTAAGCTGTTCATTTTCATATTTTTCTTTCTGCTCTGCGTTCATCCCGGCAAGCTTTTCGGCTTCATCTTTTGCCTTAGACTGTTTCTTTTCCCATTCAGAAAACTTTTGTGCAAATTTCTGATTGATGATCCTGTCTACATCCTCATCCGTGTACTTCTTTTCCGGTTCGTTTTTTGGTTCTGTCGCTTTTGGATCTGCTCCTGCCGGATCCTGACCGCCTGCTGGGTCATTCCCTGCCGGATCTGTCCCTGCTGGATCCTCTGCAAACATCTGTAACGCCATAAATAATCTTTTTTTCATTGTTTCTACCTCCGTAATTTAAAGATTTCACGCCTATCTTCCGTAGCTTTTACCGGGGATCCACGCCTGCCCGTATTCCGTAGCTTTTCAAGTGTTCCACGCCTGCACAACCGTAGCTTTGAATGGTTCCACGCCTGCCATGTGTTACATAATCCGAACATGATCCGGAAATTCATTGGCGATATTACAAACGCCAAGAAAAAAGGAATCGACCAGAAGCTTTGATTCTTCTGATAGATCCCTGAAATGTATATCAGCCCATCCGGGCATGATTTCGTATTGAATTTTATCGTTTGTCAATGCTGTTATTGCATCGATTAGAGTAGTTACAAGTGCTGTCACGCCGGCGCACACAATGTCTTTTCCTGATGCTTCGTATTGTGCATGACCGGAAACAACAATCCTGTCCTTTCGGACTTCTACCGCAATCATAGGCATCCAACCTCCTGAAATGCTTTCAGCATCTTCGGAAACTGAATTGCAATCCAATCCGTAATTTCTTCTGACCGTCCCCATGCTTCAACATTTCCGCTGTTATTCCACAGACCGCTTTCATACAAAAATCCGTGAATAACCTCATGCCGAAGAACTTTTTTTGAATAAGATTTTAAATCCTTAATACTCATATCATCTTTTTCAAAAATACCGACAACAATCTCTTTAATAGAATGGTCAATATATCCATCAGCATTTTTAAGTTTCGGTTCGTCCTTTTCTTCTCGGAAAAACACTTTATATTCAGTTCCTAAAATATTTACTGTATCTTTCATCATTCCACCTCTTCGAGATCTTCGTCATCCATGTAAATGCAAATATCTTCAATGACATTCTTCTGTCCTACTATCATATATTCTCCAAACGTGTTTATAAAATCGTGAAGCTGAAATTTTGTAAACCCGTCTTTGTCTATCTGTGGCATTCTTGGTTTTAAGGCTTCTCCTCCATTTGAAAGTATCCTTTTGTTGACTTCATCATATTGGCGGTAAAATATTTCCGCTCCAAATGGTGTTAGTTTTACCTTTATCTCACTATTTAGATTTATTTTTTTCATTTGCCACTCCTCTTTCTTAAAAATGGGTATAAAAATACCACCGGCCATTTCTGACTGGTGGTATCTATAACTTTTTCTCAATTTGATCCGGCCATACCGTATCTGTTACTATCTTTCCATCCTTTTTATTAATGTCCATCTCATACGCTGCTCCATCATCAAAAATTTCAACGATAAATGCCGTTTCTCCGGTCTTTAGCAGAACCTTATCAAACATTTGTAGTTCCATAGCATCACTCCCTATCTACATAAACAGATGTCAACCGTATTTCTCCCGTATTCTTATCATCAATCCATGCTGTTAATACCTTTGCCGTCTTACCGTTAGGACCTACTATATCCATGATAACCTCATAGCGCTTTCCCCATCCATTATCCGGCTTTTCTTTTGCATTGTATTTTGATATCTTATCGTATATTTGACTGATCAATTCGTCAGCATTATCTACCGTATATCCAAGAGCTTTTTCAAACGCTTTTGCTTTATCTGGATCTTTATCAGGATTCAACGCATACTGTGTAAATTTAGCTTTGGGTATAACAGCTTCTTTATATCTTGGTAATTTCATTATATCAGAATCATTTACCTTTTCAACGGATTTTTTCTTCTTTTTCAGCTTATTCCACTCTTCCGTGGTGCCGCCTTTGTCCAGAAAATCCAACCAGTTTTCAAAGGCTTTTCTGTCCATATACGGGGCATCAGCGCACCTGCAATTTGGATGCATCGGAGCCGCATTTGTCCCCGGAAGCATATCCTTTACCCTAAAATGCTTTCCATCAAGCGCTCTACAGATCGGGCACGCTGTTCCCTCTGCCATGAACTCGTATTCTTCAAACCCATTTTCCTCCATTGACCGCTTTGATGCTTCGGATTGTACTCTTGCCATTTCTGTTCGCATCAATCGCTCAGCGTTATACTGACTTACTCCAAACCTCTCTTTCAAGTGTCGAGCCAATACACGAGGATTCTGCCCCTGTATAAGACCGGTCTGTAGCAATTTGTCCAGCTCTGATTTTAGCATCCCTTGATACATCCAGATCCGGTCGGAGAACGTAGCATTTTTAAATGATGCATTGACAATCACTTCCGCCGCTTTTCGGGGATCTGATACACTTTTACCTAGAATCCCAGCTTTCCGTTCGAATTCATCCAACGTCCGTTTAGTGAGTATCTCATCATAATATTTCTGCAATTCATCAAATCCAGACACCATTTCAAGACCGATTCTAGCTTTCAGCATTTCCAGTCTGTTTATCTTCATAGTCAAGTTATAGAGTCTCATTTCCGTATTTGCCTGCTCTGAGAAATTCTTCTCTTTTACATACTTCTTCGCCTTACGCTCATACTCTTCCATGTCAATCTTTGCAACACGCTTTTTTGCTTCTGCCATTGTGATGCCTTCCTTTGTGGCGTAACGGCTGTAAAATCCATTGATCTCTTTGTCGATCTCATCAATCATGTTCTGATAGATTTTCTCAACTTCTTTATCGTACTGTTTTTCCTCACGCTTATTCTTGTTCCGGTTCCTCGTTTCCCGTATCGCCCAATACGTTCTGCTGTTCACCGTTTACACCCCCAAACGTCATTTGCATGACTCTATCTCTTGCATCATCCTTCTGTGCGTTCTCCTCTTCTTCTATGCGGTCAAGTTCATCCTGTACATTTTCCACCACAGAAAGAACGGAAAGCTGTGTTTCCTTTGATACGATCCCTTCTAACTTGGATGCAATGTCTGTCTCTTCTGCTAAGTTAGCCGGGAAATTCAGAGTAAACTTGTAGTCGTTATTAATCCAAGCATCTCTGGAAATTCCCTTTACAGTGGATGCCGGATTGCTAAAGATCAGTCTATACCGTCTCTGCATTCCGCTTCTGAATTTTCTTTCCTTTGTCTTTGCAAGGTTGCTCATGGCCTGCATCTTATACTTCATTGCGATTCCAGAGGATGTACCAAAATTCTCATCACTGATATTTGCCACCATGCTGATCTGATAAATAAGCCGTTCCAGACGATCTAAAAGATGTTCTTGAGTCTCGTCCCCGTTTGGCTTCTGGAGAAAATCAACCTCTACCCCGTTTACATCTCCGTCGAAGTTAATAACCCTATCATCTCGTATATGCTGCACATCTTCTTTTTCAAGCCGTTGTCCAAGTACTTTTAAATACGCATCAGCAAAATAATCTACATCATTCGCCTTTTCTGACAATGCTTTGTTATAAGCATCTATCATCGACATTGCGCCTTCAAATATTCCGACTCGCTCATCGTTTTCGATAAACTCTGTTGCTGGAACTCCTTCAAAGTGATGCGCCTTGGCTTCTCCATCCCAACGATACGATCCATCCTGTACAAAGTGCTGCACGATGCTACCATCCGACCAGCTTCCACGCTCTACGTTATCAGCGTCAAGATAATACCGGACAAAATAAAGCGGTCTCTCTAATATACTGTCATCGTATATGAAAAAGGCTTCAAGCGGTGTAAGATACGTGATGCCGATGTTTCCTTCGGTGTCGTTGTAATACATCTCATACCCTTTTCCGTAGATACTGCATATCTTTGAAAGCTCTGCATTGTTATCATCCTGATCGTTATATTGATCCAGGAAGTCAATGTAGTTCGATACCACTTCGTCCGTGTTTGTTGTCTTAATCGGAATCCCAATAAAGAACCCATTCATGGTGTCCGTGATGTATTTTGCAAAATTGACGGATATCCTGTTGTCCGGCTTATATGCAGCTTTTTTAAGAAGATGAAAGATTTCGTAATCATTCACATATGCGTCATGTAATTTCTGGTATCTTTTTATCACTTCCTGCTTATGCTTTCCGATATATTCTGACAATATTTCCGGTGTCATTCCTGTCCCTGCTGCTACCCGAAACATGCTATATCCCTCCTATTACTCTGTTATAATGTGTCCCAGAGAAGTCTCTTTCTATGCTGTACTCAAACGCATCAAGCGTATCGATGTCAGTACTTCCGTCATCAAGCCTTTCTTCTTCCATTGACTTGCTATTATATACCGCTTCTTGCAATGCTTTTGACAGCGTTTCACAATCCTCTGTAATTGAAAAAAGTCCGGCTCCCATGAGCTGGACTGTGTATTCTATACGGTCATTAATTTTCTTTTTTACTGCTGGCCTTACATGCAAGTACGGGAATTTCTTTTCACATGCGTTTTTTATGCTCTGGCCGAGGACTGTCTCTGCGTTGTCGTAGTATGCATTAGACGGCTTCCCGTATTTCTTTATAACATCTTCTACAAATTCCAAAAAAAGTTCGGACAGAAGATTTGCATCAACCCCTTGCCTAAAGTCTTTTTTCATATGCTTTCTGCTCATTACCGGCTGTTTTCTTCCGTCAGAGTACTTTGCAGTAGCCACAAACGCATGACCGGATCCGTTCCCTCCGAAGTCAATCCCTATATCTATACGAGAGATATGCTCTTTATCTGCACTCTTCACAAATCCATCTGGATTATCTGCAAATTTAATGTAGATCGCGCCCTCTGCGCGTTTCCATTTCCCTAAAATGTATCTGTCGTAGTAGACAGTGCCTGCATACTCTTTTTTCAGGTTCTCGACAAATGTAAAATCGAGCGTTGGGTTGTCATCTATACAGTAACTTTGACAATATATATCTGCATCAGAATCGATAAACTCTTTGATCCAGTGAGTAGGATATTCTGGGTTAAGAGTCCCGTCGAACTTGCTGTACGGCTTATCAAGACGAGATTTTAGCATGGTGAATACTTCTCGATTCCAAGTTGCAACCTCATCTCCATAGCAGTATTTGATGCTTGCACCACGGATCTGATTAACCCTTGTCACCTTGTCGGCTCCAAGGCAAAAGCATTTCTGCCCAAACAAATAAGCCGTGTTATCAGACTTAATGTCAGTAACAAGGCTTGTCCCATACATATTTTGCAAAGGTTCTATGATGTTTCTTTGCAGGGTTCCCTTTGTGTTTCCCAATATAACGGTAAGCCCATCCTTGTCGATGACTTTCCGTATGCGCTTTGGAATCACAAAATAATCAAGATAAGTCTTTCCGCTTCTTGTCGCTCCCTGTTTGATGTTCCAGCGATGATTTGCATTGTCAAGATATTCTCTCTGTTTTTTCGTAAATGGCATTAGATCACGCCCCCGATCTTATCCAGCAAATTGTCAAGCTTATCAAGAGCATCTTTCTTTCCTTCATCCGATCTTTCAAACCGTTTCATCAGCTCTTTTCCAGCAGCGATCCTGTCTGACAGAGCTGCATCCATGTCAAACTGATCTTTTACCTCTCCGCGGAGGACATCGGAGTAGAATTGCATAACCTCTTTTACATCAGCGATCCGGGAATCATCAATCTGTTTCTGGCGTTCTGCTATATATTCAAGAACATTAGGTTTTTTAAGGTTTTCATTCCCTATTACTGCGGCTGTTTTCCCTGAATATCCCGCTTTCTTTGCTGCTTCTGTAACGTTTCCGCATATCAAGTATTCATCCGCAAAGGCTTTCTGCTTTGGTGTGAGTTTCATTTACCCACCGTCCTTATGTAATTTTGTATTCCATTCACGCGCCGCTTCTTCTTCTGTATCAAAACTTCCAGTTCTTAAAGAACTCATAAATTTCTGGCACGTATGATGCACATAATATCCTCTGAAATTTGTATCTTTACAGTATGTTTCAATAATATGTGCTTCTTTCCCACAAAAGGGACAAAGTTTTAATTTAATTTCACTCATTCTCTCACCGCCTGCCATATATCATTTAAACAGTTCACAATTTCTATCTGTGAAGCACTCCGCAGTATTTCGTAGTCTTTCTCTTTCCACTCATCATTTTGAGTTTTCTGCAATACTCGTGTACTAAGTATGTATATCGTTATCATGCGATTCTGCTCTGCACTGTAAAATTGCGTTGTGCCTACCTTGATTACTAGCCCCTTTTGCAAGATCGCCTTTTGTAGCTTTCTCATAATCTGTCCTAATTTCATATTTGTTAATCCTTTACATAAAAGACCGGTGCTCTACAATACGCAAAGCATCGGTCTTAAAATTTACATGCGGACTGATTTATTAGGGGGAGAAAACAAATTGAAACCATTGAATCACATACAAACTAAAGGAGCTTGTCCACATGTATAAACCGTGCGGAGGGAGTCGAACCCTCCGTTGTCCTGTCGCGGTGTCTGTCGAGGGGTAAGTGAAATTTCCGGAGATGGAACACCCAGAATCGAACTGGGGACTTACTGTACATAAAGCAGGTGCTCTACCAACTGAGCTATGTTCCTATCAGAACCTTATGCGCCGTTCCAAGCGGATGGTTTTGTTTTTACGCCTTTTCGCCATTCCATCAAGAGCTCTCGGCGTACATTGATTATCCGGCTCAATGTAATAAGCCAAGAACACACAACTTAGTTTGTAACATCGACACGAATATTTGAATTATCGTTTTTTTGGCGTTGTGTGCGTATCCCCATATAAAACCACATGTCCGTTTTAGGCTCCTATTACTTCCGGGGATTTTCCAGAATTGAGTGCTTACTACTCCTTAACTCCCGTGGCCTTGATCTCTGGAAAAGTTTTTTATCAAGACATTCTAGTAGGTTGATCCGTCTTGATTAATTGGGAAAGCAGGTCAGAAAGGATTTGAACCCTTATCTGCCAGATTTGGATTCTGGCGTTCTGCCCTTTGAACTACTGACCTTTGTATGGCTTATATGGGATTAAGCCACATCCTTTTGAAGCTTATATATACCGAATATTTAAACTTTGTCCATGTTATCATTATACCATACGTTATATAGCAAGTCAATCAACTATAACATGTTTTAAAGCTTTTCCGTGAACTCTGAATATTTTATATAATGGTCTAATACCAGTAACATCCATAATCTGATTCCACGAAAGCAATTTTATATATCTTAAGAAAAGAACAGTCCTTTCCTCTTCTTTTGCAAGTGCTTTTATTGTATTTTCAATTTGTTTTTTCCTTTTCACTCTTTCATATCTGGCCTTTACTATCTTTCTTTCCATCTCATCTACTTTCGCAACATATCCAGAAAGGTCGGCTTTATTAGAAGCATGTGGCATACCATCAGAGATAATGGGAGGATATATTTTAGACATTTTTAGCTCCAAATATCTATTTTTCATTTCCTCCATATTCTCTACAGAATACTTGTAACCGTTTAAATACTCTTTCTTTTTCTCCGTTTCTGTTTTTTCCACCTTTAATTCCTATACTCCTTTCCCGTTCTTTTATCTTTTACGGCAACAATTTCAAATCCTAATAAGCTCGCTATCTGATTCAGATGATACAGTGCTGTTCTCGTATGATACGGAAGGCGCCCCATATTCCTGATTGCGTATTCTGCTGTATGATCTTGATATCCTTCATGGTTCAAAAAACTCACCCCACACACGGTATTCTTAATTATATTTTACCGCATGTGGGGTGGTGTCGTTGTACCCATATTTATTCAGTTTTCATTTCTTTCAATGCTTTCTCGGCTTCTTGCCTGGTGAGAAATTTATAATAGGATTTCTCATTTTCTCTCCATTTCTTTTATTTTGTTCTGTTCTTTTTCCAAATGTCAAACTTCTTATCAATACGAGGAATTAGAATGTATTTTGTAAAAGGAAATGCACTAAATATAACCATTCCTAGACATATAAGCCCGATCGGATTTAAAAGTGAAAAAATCAAACCAACTATAATAGGGATAAAATAATCTTTCAAAGTAAGGGAAACGACGTAATCCGTTATTTTATAGTCCTTTTCCCCGCATTTCGGACATTTCTTTAAATATTCCACTATTTCACCTCACACAATCTGTTTCCCATTCAACAGCATATACCTGTTATACGTCTCTATCGTCTTTCGCCGGTATCCCTGGAAATCTTTCCGCTGCATCTGTATATTTCCCATCCTGTCATATCCAAGCCCAGTTGTAAGATTTAAGAAAAGATATGGTGCAATCTCCGGGTAGACTTCCTGCGCCGCCTGAAGAATCAGTCTCTGATCGTAGTCCCTGGCTTTCCGGCAGTATGCAACGATCCGTCTCCCATCTTCGTATGTCAGTCCATAATCCTTAAGGTATGTATCCCTTGTGCTCATTTTTATCACTGGTCCTTTCCCTTAAGTAACTCAGTACATCCATATGCCGTCTCATATACCTTTTGTTCTTCCGATTCCTGAGTACCTTTGATCTGTTTCGTTTATGAGTTACCTTTATCATTTATTTTCCTCCTGTATTTTCTTGTATGGATCTGGAAGAGGGCACCAAGCTGTAACATTTTCAATCTCGCAATACGTATTACTAAATTCCCTCCATTTTTTATCATTCCAAAGATCATACACTGCTATATCAATATCCCAATAATCTATATTGTCGATAAACACAAGATATTTTTTGTATGAGTTATTTATTTTTTCATCAGGTGTCCTTTCCGGCATCCTTTCCTCCACCGGAATCCAGCCGTCAGTCATGTGCTTGCGGATGATTTTTTCAACATCTTCTATCGTAATGAGCGGTTTCGTATAACTTGAAAACTGTATTTTTTCAAGATGTTCTATTTCTTCCAGAATCTTTTCTAGTTCCT